ATGGATGTGTTTGCAAGCTATATGAAATGGTATACAGAAAATCCAGATTCTTTTGTAAATAAATTAGGAAAAACTGACGAAGAAAAACTATTAAAATTAATGAATGAAGATGGCGCTATTGTAAAAGAAATTAAATCTATTCAAACTGCATACAATTACCCTAACATGTGTCATTTTATTAGATACAACGACATGGTGGTTAATCCAGAAAAAATATTTAAAGACCTATATAAATTTTTAAATGAACCCTACTATCCTCATCAGTTTCAAGACTTGAAACAAATTAATATTAATGATATAGAATACGACGATACAGTAGTAGGAAAGAATATGCACACTATAAAACCAACAGTTAAAAAACAAACAAATAATTATATTGTGCCAAAAAGCATTAGAGAAAAATATGGACACATTAAAATTTGATTTTGTATTTTTAGGTCAATCGATTTTAAAATATCAAGTGCCTTTAAATATATTTAATTCGATTAATTATATTTATGAAACTAATTTTCATAATCTAGAACCTGCTAACGGTCAATTAGTGGGTAAAATAGAAAATGAACATTCATTGTTTTACGGTGGTCAAGATGAATCTAAAATTAAACGACACAATATATTGCCAAGAGATGTAACAAATTATTTTATGGAAATGTTTAAACACTACTTAACATTTAATAAAATAAGAGATTACGATCTACATTTAAATTCTATTTGGGTTAATGAAATGAAACAACATGAATATAATCCAGCTCATGTTCATAGAGGTATGTTATTTACAGGTCTATCTAGTGTTATGATTTTAAAGTTACCATCTACTTATGGTAGAGAATATTCTGCAGAGCAAGTACAACAGAATGGTAGACTACAAATATTAGGAGCAGCTAACGGCCAGTTTGCAAAGATAGATTATCAACCACCTATGGATCTTAGAGATTTTTATATTTTTCCATATGACATGAGGCATTGTGTTTATCCTTTTAATGGAACGACAGAGACTAGACGAACTCTTGCTGCAAACTGTGATGTGCAGTTTGATCCAATAAAAAATAGAGGTGCTATCTAATGGACAAACAATATTACATAGATAATCACATAGGTTTATTTAAAAACTTTATGCCTGATCAATTAATAAATGATTATACAAACTATTTTGATAAATGTGAACAACAAGGTGCAGTATATCCAAGACGAGAAGATGAGATGTTAGTATCTGATAATGCAATTAATACTATTAAAGATATCAATGTTTCAATGACTTATAACAACAAACCTTTTATAGATATGTTTTTTAAAGATGTCTATCCTTTGTATGTTCAAAAATATTCATACTTAAAAAAATTAGCTACACATAATATACTTGAAGTTAAGATACAAAAAACTAAAGTAGGAGAAGGTTATCATTTTTGGCACTGTGAAAATGCTGAGATGAAAGCAAGAAATAGAATACTAGCTTTTATGGTATATCTTAACGATGTAACAGAAGGTGGAGAAACAGAATTTTTATATCAAAAGTGTAGGTTTAAACCTCAAAAAAATACTATGTTAGTATGGCCATCACAATTTACACATGTTCATAGAGGTAACCCACCTCTATCGAATGATAAATATATAATAACGGGATGGGTAGAATACGGATATTAATATGATAACAGAACCACGATGGAAATCTTATATAGTAGAAACAACTACACCAATCTTTACACCTAAACAATGTCAAATGATTATTGAAGCTGGACGTGCAGAACCTAAACGAAATGCATCTGTTGGAAGTAGTAAAGGTATTAAGGGTGCAGGAGTTATAGATACTAAAACTAGAACTTCACATATCAGTTGGATACCATTTAAAAAAATGCCTGACATGTACAAAGACATAGAAAAAATTATGAAAACTAGCAATGGTAATCATTTTGGTTTTGATGGAATGCAACTTACAGAATTTGCACAATACACAGAATATCCAGAAGGAGGGTTTTATGAATGGCATGTAGATAATGATGTAAACTGTCAACACGAACCACCGGTGCGAAAAATATCTATGACTTGTTTGTTATCGCCTGAGTCAGAGTTTGAGGGTGGAGATTTAGAATTAATGGCTGAAGGCAAGGTTGCAAAAATAAAACAAGGACACGCGGTATTCTTTGCATCGTTTATTAGACACAGGGTAAAACCAGTAATACGTGGTAACAGAAAGTCTTTAGTTATGTGGTTTGGAGGAACACCGTTTAAATAATGTTTAGAGAACTACATTTTCCAACACCTGTTTATATTGCAGACATAAAGCATCCAACTCTTAATCAAGAATTGGAAAGAGATGTTGTAGCTTGGTCTAAACAAGATAAAGGTGTTGTAAGAACTAATGTACAAGGTTGGCACTCAACAACTAATATGCATGAATTACCGCAATTTAAGAAATTAGTTGATATGTTATATGCTTGTCAAAAAACAATATATGAACAAGAATATTATGAAAGTGAACCAGTATTAGGTAATATGTGGGCTAATATAAATCCACCAGGTGGTATGAATAGAGCACATCAACATCCTAATTCTTTATGGTCTGGTGTTTATTATATAAAAGCTCCTAAAAATTCAGGAGATTTAAAAATAGATGATCCAAGATCATCAGCTGCAATGTGTAGACCCCAACAAAAAGAAAGGGAAAAACCTGCAAGATTATTTAGAGAAACACATTATGAACCTATTGCTGGAAGATGTATTATGTTTCCATCTTGGTTAATGCACTGTGTTGATCCTAATAGATCTAATGATATAAGAATATCAGTATCGTTTAATTTTTTACAGAAAGGTATGTTTGTATGAGTTTTCAAGATAAAAAATATCAAGTAATAAAGAACGCTGTATCTTACGATCTAGCTAATTTTATATTAAATTACTTTTTACTTAAACGAGATGCAGTTAATTTTATGTATAAAAATAACATACATTCACAATCCTCTATCCTTGGAACATGGACCGATAAACAGATACCAAATACTTATTCATGTTATGCTGATTTTGTTATGGAAACACTTATGATTAAGATGTTACCAGTAATGAAACAACACACCGGCCTAGATCTATGTCCTACTTATTCCTATGCAAGAGCATATAAAAAAGGTGATTGTTTGCACCGACATAAAGATAGACCTAGTTGTGAAATATCTACAACAGTTAATCTTGGTGGAGACCCTTGGCCTATATTTATAGATGGTACAGGTGCCAATAATGTTATTAACGAAAGACAAAATGTTGTAAAACCAAACGCTCCAGCAGGGACGAAAGTCTTGCTTGAAGTAGGAGATATGCTAGTATATAGTGGATGTGAACTCGAACATTGGCGAGAGCCTTTTGACGGGAACATTTGCGGTCAAGTATTTCTACATTATAATCATGTAAATGGCCCATTTGCTGATAAAAATAGATTTGACGGAAGACCTATGTTGGGTCTACCATCAGGTGTAAAATAGTATTATAATGAGGTTATATGTTACAAAAGCTAGGATTCCTACCAGGATTCAATAAACAGGTTACATCTACAGGTGCTGAGTCTCAATGGACAGGTGGAGAAAATGTTCGTTTTAGATATGGTACACCTGAAAAAATAGGTGGCTGGAATCAATTAGGAGAATCAAAACTTACAGGTGCAGCTAGAGGTTTACATCATTTTGTTAATAAAGAATCTACAAAATTTGCAGCGATAGGAACTAATAGAATTTTATATGTATATTCTGGAGGAGTATACTACGACATACACCCGTTAGTTAATCCATCAGGCACAACTATATCAAATTGTTTTACGACAACTAATGGATCTCCAACAGTTACTATAACATTTCCATCACCACATAATTTTGTAGCTGGAGATATTATATTATTTAGTGATTTTTCTACAGCTACTAACTCTAATTATTCTGCAGCAGATTTTGATGATGTAAAATATATGGTAACAAGTGTACCTAGTTCAGATACATTAACTATTACAATGGATAGTAATGAAACAGGTTCTGGTGCCACTACATCTGGAAGTGTTAAATATTATCAATACTATCACGTTGGACCTGCTGAACAGATAGGAGCTTTTGGTTGGGGTATATCATTATGGGGTGGTAATATTTTAGGATCATTAACAACAACTTTAAATGGTGCTTTAGCAGATGACACTAATGGTAATAATAGTTCTGCTACGGAAATTACATTAGCTAGCACTACAGGTTTTCCATCATCAGGAACTAATTATATTCAAGTAGGTGCAGAAGAAATATCTTACACAGGAATTACAGGAAATAAATTAACAGGAATTACTAGAGCAGCTAGAGGATCTACTCGATCTTCACATTTAAATGGTGCAACAGTTACTAACACATCTAGTTGGACTGGATGGGGATCAGCTGCAGCTAACACTGATAAAGTTACAGATCCTGGTCTATGGTCTTTGGACAACTTAGGATCAACATTAATAGCGTTAATACATAATGGAGAATGTTTTGAGTGGGATGGTGATGCAACAAATGCAACATCAACAAGAGCAACTATTATATCAGGTGCACCAACAGCGTCACGTGATATGTTAGTATCTACTCCCGATCGTCACTTAGTTTTTTTTGGTACAGAAACAACTATTGGTGATAAAACAACACAAGATGATATGTTTATAAGATTCTCGTCTCAAGAAGATATTAATACTTACACACCTACAGCTGAAAATAGTGCTGGTACACAAAGACTGGCCGCCGGATCACGAATCATGGGTGCAAAACTTGGTAGAAATGCAATATATATTTGGACAGATACATCTTTATTTACCATGCGTTTTGTAGGAACTCCATTTACATTTGCTTATGAACAAGTAGGTACTAACTGCGGATTGATAGGTATGAATGCAGCGGTTGAGGTTGATGGTGCTGCGTATTGGATGTCTGAAAATGGTTTTTTTACATACACTGGTAAACTAGAATCAATGGACTGTTTAGTAGAAGATTATGTTTATGATGATCTTAACACAACATCTAATCAATTAGTTTATTGTGGTATTAATAACTTGTTTGGTGAGATTACTTGGTTCTATCCAACATCTACATCTAATAATGTTAATCGAGCAGTTACATATAGTTATTTAGATTCAACGGTTAAACGACCTATATGGTTTACAAATGCAAGTGGTTTATTTCCTAGAACAACATGGGAAGATTCTTCTGTGTTTGGTTTACCTCACGGAACTAAATACAATCCAAGTGTTGATACATCTTTTGATGTAAAAGGTAATACAGATGGAACTACTATTTATTTTGAACATGAAACAGGAGTTAACCAACAAGAAGCAGCATCTACTGCTGTAGCAATTCCTGCTAATATTACTTCTGGAGATTATGATATTACACAAAAAGTTATAAGAGGAGCTGCAACTAACATGGCTGATCTTAGAGGTGATGGTGAAAATATTATGAGAGTTAGTAGAATTATTCCGGATTTTATATTTCAACAAGGAAATGCTATTGTTCAATTAGATTTAAGAAATTATCCTAATAATACAGCAGCAAGTTCATCATTAGGTCCTTTTACAGTAACAACTTCTACAAGCAAAGTAGATACACGTGCAAGAGCAAGAGCTATAGCTCTTACAATATCTAACACTGCTGTCGATACTAGTTGGAAACTAGGCACATTTAGATTAGACATACAAGCTGGAGGAAGAAGATAATGGCAAAAATAGTACAATCATTAACAAGAGCAAGTGCTGAATACCAAGAGGATGTAGCTCAAAACTTAGTAAGAGATTTAGATGCAGTGTTAGAAAAATTAAACACTACATTTCAAGAAGAATTAAAACAGGAGATAGAAGCTAGAAGTTTCTTTTTAGATTAATGGCAGTAGTAAACCAATATAAATTTGCAGGTATAGATAACAGTACAAGTGGTAGTGCACTGACACCATTAGGATCTGGTATTCCTGCAGTTAATGAAACTATTGTTATTAAATCTATACTTGTTACATCAGCTGGTACACCTAGTGTAACTATTTTAAATAATAGCATTACAGCTATTAAATCAGTGCCATTAACAGCCAATCAAACTAAAGAATTATTAACCCAACCGCTAATAGTAGAAGGTGGCAAAACCTTTACAGTTCAATCAAGCACTTCAGATTCGTTTGATGTGGCTATTAGTTATTTAAACATCAAGAAAGAGGTAACGACATAATGAAAGTATATAACGCTAAAGTAGAAGAAACATATAGACATAAAAAAACTGGTGAGGTTTTTAAAGCAAGAAAAGACTGGGAAACTAAAGGGTACAAAGCAGAAGAGATGGCGCAAGACGTAAAAGTTATCATGCCGCCTCTTGATTTGTTTTCAAAAACAAAGTAAAAGGAGATACTATGGAAGAAAAAATTTCAATGAACGAATCAATACAAGCTGGAGCACCT